AGCTCCGGTCAGACCGTACGCTCCCCCAGAAGCCGACAGATTCCGATTACGGAGTAAAATGGCAGACGCACCTGCGAGCGAGTATGATCCTCCCAAAGCGGTCAACGTATAACCAGTAACCGTTGATTTCGTAATAACCGCATTCTGGCCTGTGTAAGTATAGGTTCCACCGGAAGCAACAATAACCTTACTCCTCAGTAAGATTGCGTTTGCTCCATTTAAGGTATAGGAACCCCCGGACGCTTGAATATACTTTGAGCGAAGAAGCGTTGCCGCTGCTCCTGTCAAAGCATACGCACCACCGCTTGCAACAATCCTCTTTGAGCGTAAGAGTCCTGCACTCGCTCCAGTAAGAGAATACGCCCCACCTTGTGCCGTAAGATTCCAGTTAAGATTCTTCTGAAGGATCGCGGAAGCACCCGTTAGAGCATAGGAGCCACCATTCGCAAGAATATACTTTGATCTTTTGAGAACAGCAGACGTACCAGTCAGTGCATACGATCCCCCGGAGGCGACAAGATTCTTACTGCGTAACAGCACTGCATTTCCACCCGCCAGTGAATAAGAACCTCCTTGTGCGGTGAGAGTATAGCCAGCAGCAGCCGCTCTCTTAAGAGCTACTACAAATGTAATTCTATCTGAATTTTTAGTATCTGTAAATGTTGCGGTCTGTGTTCCAGTAGCAAAAACAGGTTTCCATTCCAGATAAACAATTTTATTTGTGCCTTCTAGTGTATAATCAGTTCCCGCTGACATTGTGCCGGAGCCAGGATCGACATTTCCACAATCTTCTCCAAGACCAAAGACATAATCATTAGCGTTTGATGTGGAAGCAGCTGTTCCAGATGATATAGAATTAGTTCCACTTCCGACACCATTTTGAGCCTGACCAAGATAAGTATCAAAAGCACTAGATGTAGCGATACCAGAGACTTCAGCAATACGAATTCGTCGATAGGCAACGGCCCCGGAAAAAGTAAATGTTACTGTATGATCGCCGGAAGCACAACCTTCCTTGTGAGCGATAACTCCTGAGTGACCAGCAGTAGCGTTTCTTACCTCAGAATATAAAAGACCGCCACTTCCAGGAGAGAACCCTACACTAGCCGTTTCACTAGAGGGAGAATCCCAACCGCAATAAGCGATAATACAATTACCAGCCGTTACACCAGTTAGTGTCGCTGCTATGGTGGTTGATGTAGACCCAGAATCATCAACATTATAAACTGTTTGTACAATCGGGCTATTAAAAGTTCGCGATATTGTTGCTGAAGCCCCAGTTAGATTATACACTCCTCCCTGTGCTGTAAGCACATAGTTCGCTACTTCGTTATGCGGAAGGAGGAGGAGCAGGGACATTACTTATTCTACGGTGATGGTGATTTCCCACCCTGTGTTACCGGCGGCGGAGTTTGTTACTTGGACGCACTTTAATCCCTGGTTCTGACGCAAAAGAATACCGTGCTGGTTTCCGTTGGTCAGGTCCCCTGTAAGGGATTGATTCACCAGTTCAAGACCGCCTTGAGAAGCGATCTGGATAGTTGCTGTATTTGTTTCTTCCGAACTCAATGCATAGTCCTTGATGGAGCTACCGGAAGTTGTCGCGCCCCCGGTTGGCTTCGAGCGGCAAGTAATATCCGCGTCGAGAGATGTCTGGGACAGGTCGGGAAGCCAAGCTGTCTGCGCTGAGCCGCCGGTCCCGACAGCCGATGTGCGAAACAACTGCCAACTGAATACGACACCAGTAACAGCGGTGGCGATATTTGGAATTTGCTTGATAGATACCACCCTGACCAGCAGGGCAGCATCGGCATTGAAAAGATCCCAGTGGATCGTATTCGCTGACGCGACATGAACTTGGGAGGCAATCGCGTAGATGTAGGCATCCTTGCTCCCCAAGATATGCCCACCCTCATCAGCCACACACATCACCTGATATTCCTTGCTGTTCGCAAGTTGGGTCGCTACGGTAGCTCCCGATCCTGGAGTTACCAGGATGGAATCATTTGCTTGAGCCATGGAACCTCCGAATTAGGTGATCTTGAACACGCCGACAGTGGCTGTTTGATCCAGGTCGACCGTAACGGTTTCGCCCGCAGCAACTGCTTGGCTGGAGCCGTAATCCCAATAAGCCACGTTCGTTCCATTGGCGCCCTGGGTGACCGTCTTATTCACCAGGATCGCGTATCGGAAGGTAAAGCCTCCACCTGTTGCCGTCCAGACCGCGGGGTCCGCTAGCACAAGGACAAAGTCGGATCCATTCATCCCACTGGAATTTGTCGTGACGTTCGCTCCACCTGCGGTATAGCCGCCAGAAGTAGCGAGGTCGGTAGTGCCGGAGGTGAAGGTCTTCGAACCAGGAACTGTATTCGTCAGGGCAATCGCCCATTGATCGGAACCACAATTGATACTTTCGGCGAGATCTTCATTAGCGGTAGTGACTTTTACATAGGATGCGGTAGGCATGTTGAAACTCCTTAATAAGTTAGACTGGTACGATTGTCCCAGATATTGTCAAAACGAGTGTTGCCGTCGGCGTACTTCAAGGACAATCCCGAGGAGATCACGATCTTGTAGATACGCCAAACAGCGTCGGATGTTGCGGAGCCTGGTGCCGAATCCCCGACGTACAGGACGGTTGGACTGGCTTCGTCAATCAGAACCTGTAATTGCCAGTCGGAGATTTGTTCGGCGGAGGCGCTCATGTTATTGAATGGCCATGCGGAGCTTCTCAGCCCTCGCGTTAAAGTCGGCAATGGACTGATCGAGATATCCAGTGCGCGCTACAATATCCGCTTCACGCACGGTAATCTGCTTCTCTCGATCCGCCAATTCCTTCGTCTTCGCCTTGGCTGCTTTGAGTTCGTCACGGGCCGCGGCAAGAGCGATCGTAACAGACTCATTCTTTTCCGCGAGTTCTTGTGCTTGAATTTGCAACTCAGCGCGTTTGCCCTCCGCAACTCGTTCCGCTTCGGCCAGAATCTCATCAGCTTTCTTCGTCGCAGCTTCCAAAGCTACAGTCGCCGCTTCGTGCATCGACTCGATTTCCGCTACCTTACCAACAGTCTCAATAGCCTTGTTAATTCGAGCTTGCTCGTCTTTCATACGCTGTAAAGCTTCCGCGTATTTTTTAGGATCTTGGATCAGATCCAGGAATTGTCCTACGGAGTTGAGGTCCATCACATACCTCCCTGGATGATAGTTAGTGTGGATGTTCCCGTGCCTGCCGTATTATTCAGACGGATGGCTCGGACCGGAACCACATAGTTTCCATCCGCATTCGCGTTCTTAGCAGTCAGCGTAGAATGCTTGAACGCAATCGGAGTAACGGCGGAATCCTGCACATTATCGAAAGTGTGCTCCACGTCGGTAGTAATCGTACCGCTGACGGTCAATCCCAAACCAACAAGGAAATTAGGATCGCAGTAATTGAGCGGAACCCAGGCAGTAGTGCCTGTCCCCGTTTTACTGATTTGAATTGGTCGCATCTTGAATCTCCTTTAGTGGGGGAACTGGTCCCCCATTGTCATCACACGCGGGCTGCGATTTCGCAAGCACAGGTCAGATAATCCACATTGAGCGGACCAGCTGCCGTGCCGATAGCCATCGTCGGATTGAGGAGAATGGTATTGGCGGGAAGATTCGCCAGGGTTCCGAGCGTCCCGTTGACTCCAAAGGAACCTACGCAGATTCCGCCATAGTAAACATACAACGTCGGATTGCCGCGACCATCGTAGTAGAAACCAATCGACGTACGAGCGGAATTTACTGCGACTGCCGGGGAGGGAAGAGTGACCGTCGTGGTGCTGGCTGCAGCGGCCTTGATCACAATCTGCCAGGCGGTTCCTGCGGCGGCCTTCGTGAAGTAAACACCGTCGGACGGGGAGGTCGGGGCACCCTTGATCGCGCCAATCACATAGTTCGGAGCGGAGGTATCTGCCGGAAGGACCAATCCAGCTTCGAACCAGAATTGAAGACCGTTGCCGTTGGAGGTTGCAGGATTGAAGTTGAATGCGCCGCCAGTCAGGGTGTTGGACTGGGTGCCTGAAGTACCCCAGGTGAGAGCCAGTGCGCCTCCCGCGATCGTGGTCGACAGAGCGGTACTCGAACCGGCGCCACCAGCCACAACGGTCCAGTCACCGGCGGCATACTGCAGGAAGTCATTCTGGTAAATGCACAGATTGTTGCGATCCGGAACAGTCAGGTTTCCGGTAGGCGTATTGATACCGTTGTTCGTGACGCCATTCTTGAAGCGAGTGGGATTTCCCATGATAAAACTCCTTACGTTATTGGATTAACGAGCCTTAGCTCGTAAGGTTATTGCTGCTTTCAGCACTTACCGGGACGACGAGCGGGAGCCGGACGTGCAGGGGTTTTCTTCTTTGCGACCATTTGATTCTCCTTGAGTTGAGTTATGAACATATTACAATGGGGTAACGCGATCACGCCACCCCACCCCTTACCAGTCCTTACGGCCCATTCGATCCATAGAGGGCGCGCGGATCAACGAACCCGACAGAATAACGCTCATAGCCCAGGGCCTTAGCGTTCTTCGTGTCGAAGTCATTGTCCTGCTCGAACGTAATACCTTCGCGCTCGAGGTACAGTAGACCCTTGCCGGTTTCGACATTTGAACGAACGAACCAGGCTTGCGGCGCCGTGAAGTAGTGATTCAGCTTCACACCCATCGGCAAGGCATTCGTCGCGTTCAGGACGTTGATGTCGTTGTTCGCGTTGCCGGTTTGGTACGCCGACTTCAAGATGCGATTCGCGTTGAACCAGTTTGCCGGGGCCACATGCAAGCTGCGAGGCATCAGGTTGATCAGCAAACCACGATCATCCGTCGCCTGCATCATCAGGATCAGCATGTCCTCGACGGAGGCTTCCGACAGGTCAGCGTCGACCGTGAGCTTGTTCGAGTACGTACCGCCAGAAACGTTCGGATGGTCCGTCGCACACAGAGCCTTACCATCGGCGCCAAGGTAGGAACTGGAGAACGCCCGGTTGTACATATTGGCGACCACACGTTCCTTCGTTTGGCGGAAGGCACGAGCATTGCTGGTCGCCCGCGTTTTGCTGACCTCCATGTAGAGGTTGTCCTGCAGCTCTTCGTGCGTGACGATGTAGCCGAGGGCATATGCCACATGGACGAAGCGAGTAGTGGGACCCTGGGTTTCCGAATCGTATTCTGCAGCTTTACCTTGCGGCTTGACCGGGACAAGGCCAAAGCCCGTGATCTGCACGAACTCTTCGTAGGCCCTTTCGGAGGTATCGGTGTCGACCAGATCCGTGTACTCGGTCACATGATCATTGTAGGTGCGACCCCAGAAACCTTTGACACCCGGCCAGAGTGCTTTGGGGTGGTTGCTAGTGGAAATAACGCCAGCCATGTTTTTTACTCCTTAAACGCCAGCGGTGTTCGGACCGCCCAGCTCATGTTGGTTGAAGATGACGTAGACCTTGGCGTAGGTGCCGGGGGAGGTCAGGTCGTTATCCGGCCGATTCGGTGCGCCGATGATCTTCAGCGGAAGAGCCTGCGTCGTGTTGGCGGCAGAGCCTTGCGCGTAACTGGCCGAGTTGAAGGCCGGAGCGGAGGGGGCATTGGCGACGAACAGTGGGCAGTTCTTGTTGAACGCTGTCGCAGCAATCGTATCGACTTGCGCTTCGAAGACCGTCGTCGGATCATCGCAGACCCATACAAAGTAGGCCTTGGTCTTGGTAGCCGGGATCGAGATCGTGCCGAGCGCATCGGGATCAGCTCCCAACGGCGCAGTCGAACCCGCATTACCAGCATTCACACCGATACCAACGATCACGCCGCGGGAAGCGCCGGAAGTCGTAGCTGCGTTGCGGGTGCCGACGAGAACAACAGAGGAAGCTCCCGAGACAACATCGCCACCAGCTAGGGACGCAACAGTGTCCCCAACAAAGTAAGCGTTCGTGTCGGTCGACGGAATGTAGTACATGGTTGCTGCACCATTCCAGGGAGCGCCGCTCAGACTACGGACAGGCCGCAGACCGAAGGGAGTGGAAGTGTTTGCCATAAAAGGGCTCCTTAAGAATTACTGATGTGGATGTTGTGGTAGCGATTGTCGCCGGACTTTTCGTCGATAGTTCCGCGCTTGATCGCCGTATCGAAACGGTCAACTTCTCTCTGGATTGTTGCTTGATCCTCGTTGTAGAAATCCATTTCGATCTTCATCAAGTAGGCATACAACGCTGATCCATCTTCATTTCGCCCGACGAGCCGCTTAACCTGCGTTCCATCGTCGACAGCTTGAACCTCCTTAGGCTCGACAAAGGTATAACCTCCGCGTTGGGCCTCCTGGATGCGTCCAGCCGAGTCGTTGACCCAGTGAAGGTGGTAACCTTCCAGTGTCATGGGGACTTCAAGCTTGGTCCGAGCGACGCCGAAGGGAACTCGAGATTCACGCTTCGGTCGGTCAGCTTGGGTGCGAACCTGGGGAGTGGGGGTAATTGTCTGGGTCATGCTGCATCTCCAAAGTAATCGCGAACGTATGCTTCGCGCGAGGGAATTAACTTCTGCTTAACGAACTTATCGCAAGCTTGCTTTGCCTCGGCCGGAAGATCCGCGTAAGTCTTACGAGATCCGCTCGGTCCACGACTGTCATCACTGCTACCTACCGCAGTAGGTTGACGGCGGGCAGGACTTTGGAAATGCTCGGGAAAGTCTTCCTGCACACGTCTCTTCACTTCGTCCAGGAATGGACGACCAACCAAATTCGGACTCTCGGCCCTAACGATATCCGCGTAGCCATTTGAAATAGCGCGGAGCTTCGTATTGTCCTTAAACCACGAATTTTCGTTTACCCAAGCAACCCAGGTTGGGTCAGGCTCGGGTACGGTAGAAGGTGTGGGAATGTTAATCGGAAGCTTCGGGGGTGCATCCCCCAGGGCATTCAGGCGATCCTCAATCTCAACTACCATATCACCATCGTTATTTCGCAGAGCATCCCGACGGGCGTCCTGCAATTCTTTCTTCGCTCTTTCATACGCGCGAGTCTCCGTTTCCCTGTGAAACTCAGCAAACTGCATAATCGTACTCTGGAGTTCCGCCAGGGTTTGATCTCGCTTTGTCAACTCGGCACGAAGCTTGTCCAGATCTTTTCTCAGAAAACCATTGATGCGCTTACCTTCTGCGAGAAACTCTCCAGCAGATTTCCAGCGTTCCGGCGGACCATCAAACTCTTCCGCAGGACGCCAGCCGAAAACACGAGCTTCCTTTTCTTCCGCCAGCGCAGCTTCATCAGCCACACCACCGCCCGGATCTCCATCCGTGGTTTCTTCCAAGTACCGCCTCGGCATATAGTGCATCACTTCTCTCCTTCCAAGACACCTTTAACATCAAGGTCATTAATCAGACGGTACATCTTTCCGTCCGACCCTTTTCTTTCTGTTCCAGCGTATCGAGCAAACACCACTCGATCACCAACCTGGCACCACGGTTCTCTCTGGTCAGCATAGGCCGTATTACCGAGAGAGATAACGGTAGCTTCAGTCTGCCCCATTTCCTCACGTCGAGTCTGCGACCCAGTTGAAACAATGATTCCACCTGCTGAGACCTCTTCAACCTCAAGAGGAAGAACCAGAATTATATGACCCACAGGACGGATACCTGCCGACATCACAGACTCCCTTCCAGATCGCCATACTCGAGACTGCTGATCAGTGCCAGCGCCCTCACCCTACCAATCGCTTCCGAATTCAACTGAACAGTCTCTTCCATTGAAGCTCCAGTGAAGACACCATTAACCCAGTCCACCTGCGCCTGCGCCACCTGTTCCTCCAGGTAGGCTCGGACCGCCGCCGTAACTGGATGTGTCAACCAACTGTTGAATTCCTCCAAGGTTGGAAGAACCTTCGCTCGTGTTTCCATTTCCTATCTCCGCTTTCATCTTAATACCATCGAGGATTATCTTGGCTGACCGCAGCAAACCGTCTTGATGTGCTTTGGCAGCCCCTATCTGAGCGTTGAGAAGTGCGATGGCATGACCACTCTCTGCGCCCTGCGCTTCGGCAAGTAGCTTTGCGGCACTTGCACGGAGTTCTTGAATCTTTGCTTGGTTGAGTTCGACCTCCCCCATGAGTTCGTAAGCCGCCATCTTCATGGTACTCTGGTCATGAGCAGCTTGAGTCTGTGCCTTGAGTTGTGCAACCTGAATCTGGATCGGAACCGGAGCAGGGACCTTGTCAGGACCAGGATAAATCGTCTCGATGTCCGTGATCTGGAGGGCACGAAGGAATCTTCGCTCGACCGCTCCGCGATCATAGCCCGCTGTAGTTGCACTCGCCTCACGAAGGAATTGGGCTTGCTGAATCTTCTGCGCATCAGACACCATATTAGGATCGGCAGCCGGACAAATACTCTTTTCCGACGGGATGTAATCTTCCCGAAGAACCTTGCTCGGAATGGAGGCCGCGGCCGGGTAAAAAGTCGTCACATCATCCAGATGGAGTTGATTGAGCAGGTAGAGTTTCCTGAACTCAGATTTCATGGCGCGGTGAAGGCGCTTGAAGATCCCGATGAAGACCTTCTGACCCTCTGCTATCATGTTGCGGGAGGTTTCAGCAGGGGTATTCTGCCCCGGATTCACCCCGACCTGCGGATCAGTTGCCCCACCAACACGCTCACCGTAGTTGATCAGGAGTTGAAGAAGCGCAAACAAGACCTGGCTCGGCGGCTTGGTATCCAGCGG